CCGCTATGCTCTCCGGCATGGCCCTGTTCATTAAGACCTATGAAACGCAGATGAACGACCATACCTTTATCAAGCGCCTGTCCGCCGTGGACCCGGAGGAGATCATTCGCCGGGGCAAGGTGGATTTCAGCACCAGCAGCGTGGCGCTCCGCCATGCCCGCGTCATTCTGGAAAAGTACAACGGCGGGCGGGGCGGGCGCAAGCTGCCCTACCGCTTCAAGGGCTGACAATATGGGCATACGTTTGAAAGGAAGGAAGCGGTGGTATGGAAGAAAGTATGCTGACGCAAACACAAATTGACGCCATGCGGGACGTGGACGTGAGGACGGTGGACCCGGACACCCTGCGGGACATCCGTGACGTGAAGGTCAACCCGGAACTGCCGAAGAAGGAGCGTATCCTGGACTTCATCCGGCAGATCGGCAATCCGTATTGCTACCGGCATGGTAAATATGTGGTGAAGGTAAGCTATACCAGCACCGATGTGACCCTGGAGGAAAGGCTGCTCGGCTACATCCGTTCCAAGTGCTGATAAAAAATTGCAAAACACTCTGGACAGCGCCAAAATATTATGTTAACATGATGCCGCAAACAAATAGAACCCGGCGCTCCCCTTAACTATCGAAGAAGTGTTTTGCTGGAATCTTAGACGGTTAAGGAGAGTTCAATATGAACGAGCCTATTACGAAGGTATGGAATACCTGCGGCTATGTCCGTCTGTCCCGCGAGGACGGCGACAAGGAGGAAAGCAACAGCGTCACGGGCCAGAAAGACCTGATTCGTGACTATTTCAGCCATCACCCGGAGCTCCGGGAGTACGGTATGAAGGTGGATGACGGCTACACCGGCTCTAATTTTGACCGTCCGGCCTTTCAAGAGATGATGGCCGAGGTCAAGGCTGGCAAGATCAACTGCATCGTGGTCAAGGACCTGTCCCGCTTCGGACGGGAACACCTGGACGCCGGGGAATACCTTGAAAAGATCTTCCCTTTTCTCGGCGTTCGGTTTATCGCCATCAACGACCACTACGACAGTCTGCACAGCAACGTGGAGTCCGACGAGCTGATGATCCCGCTCAAAAATCTGATAAACGAGGCATATTGCCGGGACACCTCGATCAAGATTCGGAGCCAATTTGAGATCAAGCGCCGACGCGGAGATTTCATTGGCTCTTTTGCTGTTTTCGGGTATCGGAAGGATCCGGAGGATCATCACCGCCTGCTGGTGGACGATTACGCCGCAGGCGTCGTGCGCGACATTTTCCGTTGGAAATTAGAAGGCGTCAGCGCCGGGGATATCGCGGACCGCTTGAACCAGACGGGCATCCCCACGCCGCTGGATTATAAAAAGTCCCTGGGCCTGCGGGCATATACCCCCTTCCGCTCCAAAGCGGAATCCACATGGAGCGCCGGGATGGCCCTTCGGATCCTTAAAAATCCCACCTATATCGGCGTACTGGAGCAAGGCCGCGTGACCACGCCCAGCTACAAAATTAAGAAGCTGATCCACAAGCCCCGGGAGGAATGGGCCGTTGTCCCCGACCACCATGAGGCCATCATTGACCGCTATGATTTTGAGAGCGTCCAGCGCGTCCTCGCCCTGGACACCCGCACCAGCGTCAGCGGCAAGGCCGTGGAGCTGTTCTCAGGCATGGTGTCCTGCGGCGAGTGCGGGGCGGCCATGATCCGCAAGACCATCCCCTCCGGCAAGAAAAAATATGTGTACTATGTCTGCGCCGCCCATAAAAATGAAAAGACCTGCTTCGGCCACACCGTCCGGGACACGGCGCTGGAAGAAATCGTGCTGGAATCGGTGAAACAGCACATTGATGATGTGGTCGGCCTTTCCAGTATGCTTGACCTCACCGGCGCTGCACAGCTTCAAAAGGCCAATGTCAAAAAGCTGAAAGACCGGGTGGAACGGAAGCAGGGGGAGGCCGACCACTACCAAGACCTTCTCCGCTCCCTCTATGAAAGCCTGACGGACGGCATCATTGACCGTGAGGAATATCAGGATTTGAAAAAGACCTACACCCGCCGACGCAAGGAATCGGAGGAACAGGTGGAGGCGTTGCAGCGGGAAATGAGTGTGGAGGCCGATACCGCCAATGACCGGGGCTGGATCGAGCAATTCCGCAAGCACCAGGGCATTACCGCCCTTGACCGCTCCATCGTGGTGTCCCTGATCGAACGCATTTTGATCTACCGGGAACACCGTGTGGAGGTGGTGTTCCGCTGGCACGATGAATACCGGCACTATCTGGATCTGCTGGCGCAGGCCCAAAGGCTGCACCCCGAAAGGGAGGCGGTCTGACATGGCGAGGCCGAAACGCAGGGTCAACCCCATCCGGCCAGCGGCTGTCTTGGAACCTCCGAAGCAGCGGGTCTATCGTGCGGGCGGCTATATCCGGCTCTCCGTGGAGGACAGCGGACGGCCTGGGGCGGACACCATCGAAATGCAGAGCGTGATGATCCGGGACTACATCGAGGCCCAGCCGGATATGCGGCTGTGTGAACTGTTCTGCGACAACGGACGGACTGGCACGAACTTTGAGCGCCCCGGCTTTGAGGCTTTGATGGAACAAGTGCGGAGCGGAAAGATCGACTGCATCGTGGTAAAGGACCTGTCCCGCTTCGGGCGGAACTATCTGGAAACGGACAACTACCTGGAGCGTATCTTCCCATTCCTGGATGTGCGCTTTGTGGCGGTCAACGACGGCTTTGACACCCTGACCGCCGCCCGGTCAAACGACGGTTATATCGTGCCGCTGAAAAATATCATCAACGCCGCGTATAGCAAGGACATTTCACGGAAAATCTGTCCTGCCTTGGCAACAAAGCAGCAGAAGGGGGAGTTCATCGGCACCTGGGCCGCTTACGGCTATCGCAAGTGCCCCGATGATAAGCATCGTATTGAGCCGAATGAAGAAACCGCGCCTGTGGTCAGGGACATTTTTCAATGGCGGCTGTCCGGCATGAGCATCCTCCAAATCGCGCGGCGGCTGAATGAAGCGGGTATTCCTTCCCCTGCCCGTTACCACTACCTCAAAGGTGATGCGAAGTCGGAACGCTATGCCAACGCGGAATGGAAACAGCAGGTCGTGAAGAAGATCCTGGGGAACGAGGTTTACCTGGGCCATATGGTACAAGGCCGTAAACGCTCCGGGTTCCAGGCGGGGCAGAAACAGCAGCTTGTTCCGAAATCCGAGTGGATCATCGTCCGCGACACCCATAAGCCGCTGATTGACGAAGAAACCTTCAGCGCCGTCCAGCGCATGGCGGAGGAACGCCACGCCGCCTACTTTGACCGCCTGGGATGCCATGACAGCCTGGGTACGACCCCCAATATGTTCAAGGGTCTGTTGTATTGCGCGGATTGCAAGCGGCCCCTGGTCCGCTACAAATCCGTGACAAATAAGGGAAGAAACCTATCCTACGTCTTTATCTGCCCCTCCCACGCCGATGATCCGGCCTCCTGCCCCAAGAAATACATCCATGAAACCGAGGTCAAGGACGTTCTGTGGGCTGCCCTGCAACGGGAGATCGCCCTTGCGGGGGAGATGGAGACGCTGACGCGCCAGTACCGCCGCTCCCCGGCAGCGGTCAGCCGGGAAGGGCTTATAGACCGGGAGATGTCCGCCGCGAGGCAGGACCTTGACCGTGCCAGGATGCTCCATGACAGCCTGTTTCAGAATTACGCCGACCATCTCATGTCCGAACGGGAATATGTGGAGCTGAAACAGCAGTATAAGGCCGATATGAAACGGGCGCAGGCCCGGTTGGACGCGGCGGAGCGGCAGCGGGAGGAGAGCCGGAAACGGACTGAGGAAAACCCCTGGCTGACCACCTTTGGGCGGTTCCAGAGGACGGCGGAGTTGACGGCTGAGATGGCCCATGCGCTGGTGGAGCGGGTGGAGATCGACGCGAAGAACCATATCTCCATCTTTCTGCGCTATCAGGATGAATACCGCGACCTGCTCCAGCTCCTGCGGGGCGATGGAGAGGCGGTGTCCGCATGACTACCGCCAAATATCTGCGCTTATCCTCCGAGGACGTTGATCTGCGGGTCGGCGGCAAGCAGGAATCCAACAGCATCGGCAACCAACGGGATCTGCTGGATGCCTTTATCAGCCAAACCCCGGAACTGGCGGCGAGCAATGTGGTTGAGTTTTGCGATGATGGGTGGAGTGGGAAAAACTTTGAGCGCCCCGCCGTCCAAGATATGCTGTCCCAGGTCAGGCAGGGCGCGATCCAATGTATCATCGTCAAAGACCTGTCCCGTTTTGGGCGGGACTACCTGACTGTCGGCAATTACATTTCCCGCATTTTCCCGTTCCTGGGGGTACGCTTTATCGCCGTCAACGATGGCTTTGACAGCAGCCGTTCCATGGACATTGACAGCCTGGAAACATC